CTCAAGCAATTCCTCTAGCGCGTGGTTAGAGATGCGCTGAGGCTGATATGCCTGCATGGAGAACACAGCCGCCGCGCCTTGCTCATCACGACCAAGCCAGAACGCAACCCCGCCGATCTTTTGCAGCGAGTGAGTGGCAGCGCATCCGATTTCGATGTTCGCCCCATCGTTGCGCGACAGAGGGAAATCAGCGCCGCCTGCGTCGTACCAGACCTCACCCGTGTTTTGCTTGAGGATCAGCAATTCACGGTGTTTGACCAGCCAAGAAACGATGTTGCCGGTTGAGCCTTCAGCCGTTGCGAAGTCCAACGCATCAAGCGCTGTGAAATCCTGCGCTCCGCTCAAATAGAACTGCGCTGTGTCTGGCTCGGCGTAGATGCCAAAGCCGTCCAGCACATCAACACGGTTTGAGCCGCGCCAGTTTGTAGAGATAGACGACAGCGAACCAGCGTCCAAGTCATAGGCATACCCAAGTGCACCGCAAGCAATGGCAATCTGAGTTTGATTGACAGACAATCCGACAGGATCAGTGCCAGCGCTGATGAATCCCTTGCTTGTTGCAGACCAAGCACTAGAGACCTGATACAGCGAACTACCGGCGACCGCATACAAGGCATCACGAGCCACAACCAGGCCACGCACAGCGCCGCCCAAGTTGCACAGGTAGCGCAAGCCGGGGATCTGCTTCAAATAGCCTTGGTTGCCGCCCTTGCCGTTGCCTGACTCGATCACGACCGGGATGTAATTGACCGTGCGCTCGCAGTCTGCCTTGTTGAACTTCAGCGAGTACGAAGGGCCGATTAGGCTTAGTGCTGGCATCAGTCTTCCACGCTAAAGCTAACTGGCGCAAAAGAGACTGAATACTCAAGCGCTCGTTCCCGCTTAACAGCCCAACGCTGCGCAATTTCTGCGCGCACATCTGGCGGCGTCGATGAGTACATCAAACTCAGTTCATTTGCTACGCCATACCCCAACGGGTTGATCCAGTGTTGCGGGACATTTGGGGCAGAACCCGCAACTGAGTCATCAATGATCTTTTGATACTGAATTGTCAGCGTTGGGGCGGTGGTTGGCGTTGGGTACAGCCAAACATACTTGTCGGGGCTCACATAGATGTGAGTTGGATCACCCGTTGCCAGCGAGCGGCCTGGATTTTCTACCCATTGCGCATGCGTCAACTCTGTCAGCCTTGCCTTGTTCCCGCTCGATGCAATCCAGATCGAAGGGAAGGCAAAGTAGTCAGCAGGCAGCGCAATCGTTTGACCGCTCACCCATGTAAACGCCGTTTCGCTTGACAGCTTCGGCCATGAGTAGCCATGCAAAGGCAACTCTTTGAGAACCGAGTCAAGCGCACGAAGGGCAATCGCCAACTCTTCGCCGCCAATGCTCTCCGTTGGGTCAAGAACGCCAAGGTGCAACATTGCATCCGAGCAAATCTCGGTTGCTGTCTCGGTCCAACTTGTAGTCATTACAGTGGCTCAACTGTGTAGTTGAATTGAGGAATGCGGATGTCTTTTCGCTTGCCGCTTTCGTCTTGCACTTGAGTGGTGATCACTGCATCACGAACAACGCCGAGAAAGTTCTCGTCAATCGTTGTTTCAACGTTGCGCTTGTAGACGTTCAGCACGAAGTTATGGACCACCTCGACGTCATGGCCTTCACCATGAAAAGTGATCTTGTATTGCTTGAGCTTCTTTGCCTTGGCTTCTGGCTTTGCTTCTTGAACTTCACTCATTTGCGTCTCTCCATGAAAAAAGCCCGCTTGTTAGGCGGGCTTGTTGTTAATCGATACGGCTATTAGGCGTAGGCTTCCCAATAGAACGTCTTCGATGCCGGGATGGTGGTTGCTGTAACTGTGAAAGTGTTGCCAGCCACAGCGATACCGTTGGTGGTTTCAAGCGTCACCGTGCCCGCTGCAACTGTGTGCAAAGACGATGCAGAAGCCATGCCTTCAAACCATTCATCTTGGATGCGGTCTGTCAGGTTGACAAAACGAACCTTGCGAGGAGCAAAGCCAAGCGTGAAGGTTGTTGCAGCAGCTGCGCCGCCATCAGTCACAACCTTGCCAACTGCAAAGTTGCTAACGCCGTTAGCGTTAGATTGGGTGTTTGTGGTCAATGCCATGTCAGTTCCTTGATTGAAAAGGCCCGCGCTAAGGCGGGCCGTTTACTTAGGCAGATGCCAACGATTCCAGACGAATCATCCATGTCTGATTCAGAATGGTGGTGATGGTCGTGGCCTTCCAGCCGACAGTCGAGCGCTGCTCCAGAGGGTCAGCAGTACCAGCAGAACCCAATGCCTTGACATAGGTGTTCATGGCATTGCCAGACAAAGGAGACAGGCCGTAGGCTTCAGCGCCAAAGATCAGCGTTGCATAAACGTCGTTCTTGGTGACGCCCTTGTAGCCAACGGTCAATGCGGTAGTTGCATCAGTCCAAATCTTGGCGTTGGTGCTGGTCACAAAGCGGATGTTCTTGTAAGCGCCGATCTCGTCTTCAATCACACCCATTTGAGCGGGGTAGTCAGACACTGGCTTGAAGCCGCTGATTGCTTCCAGATCGTATTCAACATCGGGGTGGACAATGGCGATGTAAGCCTTGCGGATTGCGCCAGTGCCAACACCATCAGAAGGAGGGATGCCTTCCTTCATGAACTTGGCGTTTTGGCCCTTCAGGTAGCGAATGGCCTTATCCAAGTCTGGGCCGGTGATCTTGTTGACCAGAGCCAAACGGTTAGCCACGCCGGAAGCGTAGGCCACGTTAGAACCAGCAACCAACACATCACGACGCACTTGGTCGATGGTGGTGCCCGCTTGGTCACCCAACACGTCGGTGGCTTCTGTCACCACTGGGTCTTGGTTGGTCAGGCTCACCATGTCAGACAAGGTGATGTAGTCACCGTACTGAACCAAGGTAGATGTGATGTCGGTCACAGCCAAGCTGGAGCCGGAAGGTGTGACGCCTTCTGTCAGTGCCGTGGTTGCTGCGGCCAATTGGCTGTAGCGACGGAACTTGATCTGGTTGCCGCTGCGAGCCGAGATAGGACGCTTTTGACCAAATCGGCCATGAACGTCATTCGGTTGAGCGCGAGACAGCAAATTGCGGTCATAGAAAGTTTGTACGCCTGGGGCGACTTGAGACAGAGTAGTAGTACCCATGATTCATTCCTTCGGGTTAGTAACCCTTTACGCGACGCACTTCCTTTTGGAATTCGGCGTCTGACATGTTTTGAATGCGCTGAACCTCCGCAAGGGCTGCATCTACTGGCGCAACTGCACCAGATCGACCAGCCCCAGGGACGGACATCGCGGACTTTTGAGACATCTTTGCGGCCTCGGCTGCGAATCGCTTGCCAATCTGCCGCTCTGCATGTGCGAGCTTTCCTTCGGTGATGACACGGATAGCTTCGAGAGGGTTGCTCTTAGCGTCGCCAAGTTGGTCAAGGCGTGCGGCTAAGTCTTTTTCAAGTTCTGGATCGATGTCCTTTGAGAAGATCCCAGGGTGGGCCTTGTCAATGGTTTCCATCCAAACTGAATGCTCATCTTCTGCTTGATGGCGTGGCGTTGGATCGTTTGCAACGTAGCGGATCGCATCGGCCAATTCTGGATTTGTGTCCAAAATAGCTGGCCGCATTGCCTCGCGCTGTTGTTGCTCTCGCTCTCGCCTCAATTGCGCGGCTTCTTGAGCCATCCGAGTTGCCCAGGCTTGGTTGTCCTTGGCTATCTTTTCGGCTTTCTCTAGTCGCGCTTTGATCTCTGCCAATTCGCTATCAGATTGCGAACCCTCCGCAGGTTGTGCGTTGGCTTCGTCGGTAGTGGCATCAGGTGCCGCCTCGATAACCTCTTGCTCGACCTGCTCTTGCTGTAACTCCGTGTTTTGCTCTGACATGAAAACTCCTGCGGGTCGGTTTCCCGATAGTCCGTAAATACTTGCCGGGGCTTATTCAGCTAGTCCAGCGCTTATGCTTTCTCGCTCCTGTTTGAGCGTTTCCGGCAATTCCTTGAGATCACGCAAAGCCTTGATGCGCCCGCGTGTCTGCTCGTTGTCTTGAGCAATCAATGACTGAGTGAGCGAGTCAATGCGCTCATTGATCTCAGCCAATAAAAAAGGCCACCCGGTTTGGATGGCCCCTAATGCTTGATCAATCTGATTGATCCGCTCAGATGGGTTCATTCAACGCGCCTCAGTGGCGGTTAGTTGTTTGTGCTCTTGCTGGATCTGCCGGCAAAGAGCTTTGGCTTTTTCTGAGTCGATCCTGATCTTGTCTTTCAGCGCATCAGAAACTGGCATTGGCCGAAACACCTCCATCTGCTCAAATCGGAGGTATTTCTTGCGCATGATTGATTTGCTGGATGTCACCCTATCAACTGCAACGCCACGACACCGGATCCCTGAATAGCAAGGTTGGCTGCCTGGTTACCATGAGTACCGTCAGCCGTGTATCCAGCCTTCCAAACTCCTGAGTTACGGGCAGACTCAACTTGGTCCGCTACGTCAAACACGCCAGACAAGCCAGCAGGCAGAAATCTGATTGAGTCGTTGAATGCAGTGCGCTGCGCGTTGTTAGCGTTTGTTGTTTGGTTTGCTGTTGTCGCCCACGAATCCGTCGATGTCGAAACAGGCGAAAGCGTGCGCTGATACACCGGTCGCCCGCCGAATGAAGCCCAAAGATTCTGCAAATCAGCAAGAGCTTGCGCAGCCGTGCGCGAGTCGAAAATGATGTCGTTGATACCGTACCCACATGCCACATGCGAGCAATACTGAATCAGAGACAAGCGCCTGGCGTAAAGGGATGGAGTATTGACAATTGTGTTTACACGCTCACTTGCGCACCCAACATTAAGCGTGGCGAACACCTTACCTAGCGACCGATTAACCTCACCTGTGAGTCCGAATCCGTCAGATGCCGTGTCATAACCAACGCCGTTATTTTCTCGCGAGTCGCCAGTAATAAAGATTGCTGGCCGCGATGTGTTGCCGATGATTGCGGTTGGTCCGAAATAGATGCCTGCCTGCTGGTTTGCAAATGGCCCAGGTGTCGCGACAAGGTTTGGAGTCGTCACGCCAAAAGTCCAGCCCTCGCCGGAG